CCCTCGGACGGCATATTGGTGTCGGCGATGATGCCGAAGAAGGTTGCCCCTCCAAGATTAGCTGCGGGGTAACGACCGCATCGACCGGCAAGTGGGGAGACAATACCCACATCCATCTCGATGCACTCCGACATCCATGCCATCGTGAGCTGCATGGACAGAAGTCGGCGCTGGTCTTCGGGAGTGTCGAGGGGGATGAGGAGCCATTCGGAGCGCACATCACCGACGCGGATATGGATAGTATTTTCCGATACCTTGTACTCCGCGATGCCGTCGAGCCATGTTGTGATGTCTTTGAGGACAGTGTCTTTCAACTGCTTAAGGGTCTGGCGGACGATAGCCATGCGGGTGTAGCGCAGTCCGTCGGGGGCGGGGGTCTGCTCGCAGGCGCGTCGGAACAACTCAAACAGGCAGGCGGTCGTCTTGCCGGAGCCCACGGGTCCAGCGATCATACGACCGAATGATTGGCTTTTCATGAACGCGGCGCAGGTCGGCGGCGCTGTGTAATTGATGACTGTCATCTTAACTCCCGTACTATGAGGCGGATAAGCATCTCGATCTCATTTCGCTTGAGGGAAGCGATATGGATCGCAAGCTCGTTCATGCTGTAACTAGTAAGTGCACCGTACTTTCGCCGCCCCCTACTCTGGTCTTTAGCAGTTGCCCACCTGCAATTTTTCTTTTCGTACCAGCCATTTACGTTGACGCGGTCAAGGGAGTGTTTCTCTGGGGCGTTACCCATATCAAGAAAAAAGTTCTTGAAACCGTTGGGGTTGCTCCTATGCCACCGCTTGCAGATCAGGATGCCCCTGCCGCCGTAGTCCCTATAGCTGATATGCTTTTTGTTGTAGCAGCGGTCGTGCATACCGCGCCAAATTCTGAACGTCCTCTTGTCTGCACCGAGATCGTATACTTTAGAGAACTTGGAGCGGTATCTGGGTCTTAAGGTCATTGTTCCTCGTGGTCGATGACCTTGTAAGGAACTTCTTTCTCGATCTTGATCTGGTTGTCAGCGCCAAGATTGATAGTCACCGAGAACTTCTCGCTGCCTTCTACGCCTTGTGTCCCGCCCATACCAACACCGGCCCATCGGCTGATGAGCTTACCGGCTTCGACTTTGGCGTTGAGGCTCTCGGCTCGGTCGTTCATACGGGTAAAAAGTTCAGGGAGCCACTCCTCAAGGGCAGCGGCTGACTTCAGGCGGAGGCGTTCTTGGGTATTGATCGCGCTGCCCCATGCCGATGTCTCGGTCTCTAGGAGCATACGGAAACGGGTGTTACTCTGAATAACATCCCATGTGTCTTGGTCTAAGCCGTTATCCTTAAGGATGGCGTCAAGGGGCTGGATGTCCATTGCGATCTCTCGCGCCAGCTTAATCATGATACCTTCGGAGAGGGCAGGCTCAGGCACGGGGTAGTGTGCCATAAAGTTTCTCCTGTAGTTGTCAAACAGGGTGACTATACTGTATCGTGCATGGAAACGTCGAGGCCCGTCTCGCGGAGCGCCTTTTTATGTTTATCGTCCAGCAGGATCTTAGTGAGGATAACGGCTGATGGCAGATACTCTCGGTCAGCGCGGCGTCCTTCGCGTTGTGTCCCCAGCGCAGTTAGAGACCGCGCTACAGAAGCAGGATCAGGAACGCGCTGCCGCGCAGGTGTCCGAAGGTCCGGTAATGTCCAACCTCGCTGGGTTCATTCGCACCCAGTTCGAGATGATGAAGCAGCATCGTAACGATGCAATGTCTGGCTGGTCTGAGCGTTTGCTCATTGCGCTTCGTGCGTTCAACGGCCAGTACGACGCCACCAAGTTGGCAGAAATTCGTAAGTTCGGTGGGTCTGAGGTTTACGCACGCATCATTGCTATGAAATGCAGAGGCGCATCTTCATTGCTTCGGGATGTGTATCTCGCACCAGATCGTCCGTGGGGTTTGTCTCCTCCTCAAGACCCGGACGTGCCTCCTCAGATTGTCGCTACTGTGCAGCAGCTCGTTCAGGCCGAGATTGCTGCTATGTCGCAGGCTGGAAGCCCACCGGACCCGACAATCATCCGTGACCGCACACTCCAGCTTATGGAGGCGGCACGTATGGCAGCTAAGAAGCGTGCGTCACAGCAGGCTAAAGTTGCTGAAGAGCGTATCGACGAGATCCTCACGCAGGGTGGCTTCTATAAAGCCTTTGCTGAGTTTATCACTGATCTGCCGCTGTTTCCCTTTGCTTGCATTAAAGGCCCGACTGTCCGCATCGTGCCCACGGTTGTGTGGGAGAACGGCACTGCAGTTGTAGCGCAGCAGCCCAAACTCTTCTGGAACCGCGTGTCGCCGTTCGACATCTGGTGGACGCCGGGCGCGTCTGACATTGAGGATGCCTCTGTCGTTGAGCGCACCCGTGTTACCCGCGCTGATTTGAACGATCTGCTTGATCTGCCCGGTTACAACACAGAAGAAGTTCGCGCTGTGCTCGATGAGTATGGTCGCGGCGGTCTTTCTGATGACTGGGATACGACTGACAGCGAGCGCGCAGTCATGGAGAGCCGCGAGAACCCGCAGACCAATCGGTCTGGGATGATCTCGTGCCTTGAGTTCCACGGCAACGTCCAAGGCCGGATGCTGTTGGAGTACGGTCTGAGCGAGGAAGAAGTTCCTGATCCGCTCCGTGACTACTTCATTCAGGCTTGGCTCATCGGCACGCACATCATCAAGGTGCAGCTCTCGCCGTCGCCGCGTAAGCGCCACTCCTACTTCATCACATCATTTGAAAAAGTTCCGGGCACACCAGTCGGTAACGGCTTGCCGGATATTTTGAGCGATGTGCAGGAGGTGGCTAATGCTTCGCTTCGTGCGCTGGTTAACAACCTGTCGATCAGCTCTGGCCCGCAGGTGGTCGTCAACGATGACCGTCTTGCGCCGGATGAAGATGGTGAAGAGCTTTACCCGTGGAAACGCTGGCACGTCCAGAGCGACCCAATGGGTAATAATTCTCAGGTGCCGATTAGTTTCTTCCAGCCCTTGTCGAACGCGAACGAGCTTCTGGGGGTTTATCAACAGTTTAATAATATGGCGGATGAGCTGTCCGCCATCCCTAAATATCTCTCGGGGCAGGGTGTCGGCGGGGCAGGTCGTACGGCGTCTGGCTTGGCGATGCTCATGGGCAACGCCTCCAAAATCCTCCAGACCGTTGCCGCCAATATTGATC